GCGCCGTCGTATCCGCAGATTCGCGACATTTTCTATCCGACCGTTGAGGAAGTCGCAGCCGATTGGGGCTTGAGCGTCAAGATCAACGAGTCGAACAAGGAAGTGCACGTATTCGAGGGGCGCAAGTCCCGCGGCACGATCATCTGTCGCTCGATGGAGCGGCCGGATACGATCGTCGGCTTCAAGATTGGCAAGGCGCTGTGCGACGAGCTGGACGTCATGAAGGCCGAAAAGGCGCAGCAGGCGTGGCGCAAGATCATCGCCCGTATGCGCTACAAGGTGGACAACCTGAAGAACGGCGTCGATGTGACGACCACGCCGGAAGGCTTCCGGTTCGTGCACTCGCAGTTCGTCAAGCAATTGAGCGAGAAGCCCGCGCTCGGCGACATGTACGGGCTGATTCAGGCCAGCACATACGACAACGAAGCGAACCTGCCAGACGATTACATCGACTCGCTGTTCCAGTCGTATCCGCCGCAACTGATCGATGCATATTTGCGGGGGCAGTTTTGCAACCTTACGAGCGGCAGCGTCTACCCGAACTTTGACCGCAAGCTGAATCACAGCGACGCCGAGATCAAGCCGGGCGAGCCGCTGCATATCGGGATGGACTTCAACGTTTTGCGCATGGCTGCCGTCGCATACGTCGTGCGTGACGGCAATCCAATCGCCGTCGAGGAACTGGTCGACGTGCGCGATACGCCTGACATGGCGAGGTTGATCGGCGAGCGCTGGCGGGACAACGGCCATGCGATCACGATCTATCCCGATGCGAGCGGCCAGAACACGAGCAGCAAGAAGGCATCCGAGTCGGACATATCGATTCTCAAGCAGGCGAAGTTCACGATCAACGTTGGCAGCACGAACCCGGCTGTCAAAGATCGCGTGCTGTCGACGAATGCCATGCTGCACAACGGTGTCGGCCAACGACGCATGAAAGTCAACACGCGGCGCTGCCCGAAGTTCACTGAAGGCCTCGAACAGCAGGCATACGACGAGCGCGGCGAACCGGACAAGTCTAGCGGCGTGGATCACGTCAACGACGCCGGCACGTATCCGATCGTGCGCCTGTATCCAATCGTGAAGCGTCAGACGACCGTCCGGCCGCTCCACATGTAACCGAACCACACACAAGGAAGCCCGCCGAGCGCGGGCTATTTGCACATGCGCGATCAGATCGACCTTCGACTTGGCGATTGCCTGGATGTGATGCAGACGATTGCCGACAAGTCGGTCGACCTGATCCTGTGCGATTTGCCTTACGGCACGACGGCTTGCAAGTGGGATAGCGTGATTCCGTTTGAGCCGCTATGGGCGCAATACCGGCGCATCGCAAAGCCGAACGCAGCGATTGTGCTTACTGCGGCGCAGCCGTTCACGAGCGCGCTCATATGCAGCAACCTCCGTGAATACCGCCACGCTTGGGTGTGGGACAAGTTGACCATTAGTAACCCGATGCAAGCCAAGCATCAACCGCTGCGGCAGCATGAGGATGTATTGGTGTTCTGTCGGGGGAAGGTCAACTACTACCCGCAAAAAACTGACATGCACTTGCGCCGAACATGGCGGCAGAGCGCGCAAAACGCCGACGCCGCTGCGCCAGCGCGTGAAGGTGCGACGGGTGTTGCGGAAGGCAAATATCCGAAGTCGATCCTTCGGTTTAAGGCGGCGAAGCTAGAGGGGCGTACCGTCCACCCCACGCAAAAGCCCGTCGCGCTGATGGAGTACCTGATTCGCACGTACACCAACGAAGGCGACACGGTGCTCGATAACTGCATGGGCAGCGGTACCTGTGGCGTAGCAGCCGCGCGCACTGGCCGCCGCTTCATCGGCATTGAACGCGATCCCAGCTACTTCGCCATCGCAACGAACCGCATCGCAGAAGCCATGCCGAGCGACCTGCTGACGGCAGCATAACAACCGAACCACACACATGACGACAACAGTGCGCGACCAGTCCGCCGCAGTCGCTTCGATGGCTGAGAACTGGCCGATTATCGACGCACTGCTTGGCGGCACGCCTGCCATGCGCAAGGCGGGATCAACATATCTGCCGCAGTGGCCCGGCGAGTCCGACGAAGCGTACAAGGCGCGCAAGGACACGGCCACGCTGTTTCCTGCATTCCCTCGCACGGTCGAGGTGCTGGCCGGCAAGCCATTTAGCAAGCCTGTCACGCTGACCGACGATGTGCCCGCGCGCATCAAGGATTGGTGCGATACAGACATCGATCTGCAGGGGCGCAATCTGCACGCGTTCGCTGCGAGCCTGTCGGAAGAAGCCCTTTCGCACGGTATCACCGGTATTCTGGTGGACTACCCGAAGGCGACCGGCGTTCGCACCAAGGCAGAAGAAAACGCAGCGGGCATCCGGCCGTATTGGGTGCATATCCATGCCAGCAACATTCTCGGCTGGCGCTCGAAGCGCATCAACGGCGCGGAAGTGTTCACGCAGTTGCGGCTGCTCGAGCAGGTCATCGAGGATGACGGCGAGTTCGGCGAGAAGGCGATCGAACAGGTGCGCGTGCTATATCCCGGCAAGTGGGCAACCTATCGTGAGTCGGAAAAGCCCGATCCTAAGACCAACAAGCCCGAATGGATCTTGCACGAAGAAGGCGTTACGACGCTCGACGTGATCCCGTTCGTGCCGATCTACGGCCGGCGCACTGGATTCATGACCGCGGTCCCGCCGCTGCTCGAACTGGCGCACATGAACGTCGAGCACTGGCAGAGCAAGAGCGACCAGCAGACGATTCTGCACGTCGCGCGCGTACCTATTCTGTTCGGCAAGCAACTTGGCGAGGCACCGGTTGTGGTTGGCGCTGGATCGATGGTCTCGTCGGACAACGAACACGGCGATTTGAAGTATGTCGAGCACTCCGGTCTAGCTATCGAAGCAGGGCGGCTCTCGCTGCTCGATCTCGAAGATCGCATGCGCCAGGTCGGCGCTGAACTGCTCGTCATCAAGCCAGGCAAGACGACTGTCGCGCAGACCGTCGCCGAGAACGAAGCCGGGATGTGCGCGCTGCAACGCCTGATCGAAGACGTCGAGGACGGTATCGACGCCGCGCTAGACCTGACAGCGAAATGGATCAAGGAAGCGAAGGGCGGCAACGTTCAGATCTTCAAGGACTTCGGCGTCGCAACGCTGGCCGAGGCATCCATCGATCTGCTGCGCGACATGAACGTCGATGGCACGTTCTCCGACGAGTCGCTATTCAACGAAGCGAAGCGCCGCGGCTACATCAGCCCAGAAACGACGTGGGACGACGAGAAAGTGCGCATCAAGGCCAACGTGAAGAAGGCCGAACTCGGCGCGGTCGGTATCACTGACTGACGCTTGACATTTGATCGCAGGCAGTAGCCAGGCATTCGTGATTCGCGAATAGCAAATAGCGCGATCACAGATTTACGAAATACGCAACACACCGGCCGCACAGCTAACCCTGTGCGGCTTTTTTATTGCCGGTTCCTCGGATGAGGGTCGGTGCAAATCACGGCCGGATGGCCTAACAGCTCGGGTTGGATGACCTATGAAACTCAAACTGAACGATGACGGATTCGCTGTAGTGCAAGACGGCAAGCCGGTGTATGTGAATGACGAAGGCAAGGAGATCGCTTTCGACGTCGCAGGCACTGTGCAAACCATCTCGCGCCTGAACGGCGAAGCAAAGACGCACCGCGAACGCGCTGAAGCGGCCGAAAAGGTTGCCAAGGCATTCGAAGGCATCACCGACGCCGAAGCCGCACGCAAGGCGCTCGCCACCGTTGCGAATCTCGACGCGAAGAAACTTATCGACGCCGGCGAAGTGGACAAGATCCGCGCCGAAGCCATCAAGGCCGTCGAGGACAAGTACGCGCCGATCGTCTCCGAACGCGATTCGCTGCAAAAGTCGCTGGTCGACGAAAAGGTCGGCGGCAGCTTTGCGCGCTCGAAGATGATCGCCGACAAGCTCGCGATTCCTGCCGATCTCGTGCAAGCGCGGTTCGGCGAAGCGTTCAAGGTCGAGGGCAACGATGTCGTCGCCTACGACAAGTCGGGCAACAAGCTGTTCAGCCGGAGCAATCCGGGTGAGGTAGCGAAGTTCGACGAAGCGCTCGAAATCCTCATCGATCAGTACCCGTATCGCGATTCGATCCTCAAGAGCACTGGCGCATCTGGCGGCGGCGCTTCGGGTGGATCGGGTGGCGGCTCTGGCGGCAAAACCATGTCACGCGCCGCATTCGATGCGTTGCCTCCCGCCAAACAGGCGGAAGTCGCACGAAGCGGCACGACTTTCACCGATTGATTTAGGAGCCTTCCTTGGCTAACACCCTTACCGGTCTCATTCCGACTCTGTACGAAGCGCTGGACGTTGTTTCCCGCGAGCAGGTCGGCCTCATCCCCGCCGTCTCGCGCAACAGCAATGGCGCGCGCGCTGCGGTGAACGAAACGATCATGATCCCGATCGCGCCTCCGGGCACGATGGCGGACAACACGCCGGCCGTTACCGCGCCGAACACCGGCGACTCGTCGATCGGCAACGTGTCGATGACCATCAGCAAGTCGAAGCACGTTCCGATCCGCTGGAACGGCGAAGAGCAGACTGGCCTGAACAACGCCGGCACGTATGGCGGCATTCTGATGAACCAGTTCGCGCAGGCGTTCCGCACGCTCGGCAACGCGATCGAAGCTGACATCTTCGCGACCGCATACCAGAACGCGTCGCGTGCCTACGGCACGCCGGGCACAGCACCGTTCGGCACCGCTGGCGATCTGTCGGACATCGCTCAGGTTCGCAAGATCCTGGACGACAACGGCGCGCCGCAGTCGGATCTGCATCTGGCGCTCGGCTCGTCGGCTATCGCCAACCTGCGCGGTAAGCAGAACGTGCTGTTCAAGGTGAACGAAGCGGGCACCGACCAACTGCTGCGCGACGGCATCATCGGCCGCCTCGAAGGCATGGATCTGCACAACTCGGCAGCGATCAAGCCGGTCACGAAGGGCACTGGCGCGAGCTACACGTCCGACACGGCTGGTTACGCAGTCGGCGCGACCGTGATCAACCTGATCACCGGCACCGGCACTGTGCTGGCAGGCGATACGGTCTCGTTCGCTGGCGACACCAACAAGTATGTCGTCGTGTCGGGCGTTGCCGCTCCGGGTGCGATCACCATCGCTGCTCCGGGCCTGCAACAGGCAATCCCGACGTCCGCAACGGCCATGACGGTCGGTGCGACCGCAACGCCTAACCTGGCGTTCAGCAAGTCGGCGATCCAGCTCA